GTCTGGGTCTGTAATTACATTATGTTGTATTGTCATTTAAATTCCTTAAAAGGAGTGGGGTCCGAAGACCCCTATCCTTATACTTCTACGTGATATTCAACAATAACTGTTGCAGTACCAGCAGTATATGTGCCAGTTGCAGCTACTGTTAGTTCACCAGCATTAGCACCGATAGTAGCACCAACTAATGCACCGTTGCCATCAATAACAGCACCAGCAGTAGTTGGAGTAATAGCAGCGTCTAAGCCGTCAGCATCAATAACTGTACCATCACCTTGGTATAAGCCTACGTTAAGACTTGTACCTCCAGCCCATGCAGTACCTGTAATCCATTTTGAAGATACGATAGTTGCATTTGCTGGAATAGCAAATTCTAAGTTAGTTGAGCCATAGGTAGGTAAATCATCATAACTAAACTGCCATTCAGCACGTTTAATTTGACCTGTTGATTTAGCCTGACCGCCTTTTGAAGCATCAGTGTCTCTTGGACCATAGTGGTTAACGACATTGATGCCAGCTGAATTTTCTAAAGCCATAGTCGTTCTCCTTAATAGTTAGTTGGATGAGTTAAAATCACACCAAGAGTGTCAACACGTTGAGCACCTAAGCCGAAACGTGATGTTACTTGATACTTGTCTGCACGCTCTTCATTGTCTCTCCAGCCTTCTGTCTGAGGAGCACGTCTCCATGCATGCATAATTGGCTTACATGTATCATCTGCTACGCACATGAAGATGTTAGCCTTATCACCAACAGCTGCTGTTTCAGATGTTAAACCATATGAAGAAGCGTTGATAGCTTCAGTAGCTGTTAATGTAGGTAAGAAGTTAGAAGTGTAAACATCCCAACCAAATACGTTTCTTACGAAACGATGGTCACGAGCAAAACCTTCTGTTACCATACCTTCAAACATTGGGTTGTTTGATACGTTAACTAAGTTAGTTAAGCTATTTAATGTAGCTTCAACTACAGGGTCAACGATAGCAATACGACCACCAGCTGGTGAGTTTGCTTTATCAAATGCAAGCTTCATAGAAATGAAGTCTTCCAATGTAATAGTTCTAGCATTAGATGCTGCAGAACCTACCCAACGGTGTGGACGACCATTAACTAAGTTAAGGTCTGCACCTGTTTGGGCTGCATTAGCTACGCTTAGGAAACGTGTTTCATGGTTTTCACCAAGAGCACGTGTTGATTCCATAGCACGCATAGCCATTAGGGTATCAACTTGTGAACCATCTTCACGAAGGTCATCAGACACTTTCCATGCATCACCAACATAGTCAGTAATAGTAAGTGTTAATGTACCTGTGTCGATAGGACTATAGTTGAGAGGAGTATCCTCAGCTGCATCTTGAATTGTTACAGTACCTACTGTTTTGATGTTTAAAGTTGTACCTGAACCGAAGTCTGTTACATCTCTCCACATACCTTCTGGCAGTAAGTAGTCATGTAAGTTTTCAAGAATAAACTGTGAATACTGTTGTGCTTCAATAAAAGCACTTGTATTACTAGTCAATTGTGACATAATTTATCCTCTACGCTTGTTGTTTAATTTTCTCACCAGCAGCTCTCCAAGCAGCAACTAAATCTTTAGTAGACTTACCTTTACCTACTCGAGCTGAAATTTCTCCAGTTGGTTTAGTCTGTGCTAAAGTTTCAGTATTTACAGAACCAGAGGATTTAGCTACATCAGATGAAGCTGAATCAGTAAGTCCTGCTAGTCTTAAGACTACACTAGGTGAACTAGTAGCGAGGCTGTTAAGTTGTTGAGTTGACATACCTAACTCACCAGCAAGTTTGTTATAAACAGTTTCTGCTTCAGACCCATACTTACTCTGGAAGCGTTTAGCTACAGAATCAGCATTAGCTTTAGCAGTCTTGGTCTGTTCATTACGCTGGAGCGTTTGATTTACCAAACTCATAATAGCGTCTTCGTTTAACCCAGCCTCCTGAGTGGTATTCTCTACAGGCTGTCTATAGGTTTCAGACTTAAGTTCATCAAGAAGTTCTTGTGTAGTTTTGCG